CAGGCTGAATCGTCGTTCGGCGAGACCTCAAGAGGTTGAGTCACAAATAGCAGGCCGTAAAGAAGAGCAAGAATCGATGCAAGGAATGCAACGGTTAATCCGACGGCTACAACAAAGATAAGTCGTGCTTTAATTTCTTCGTTGCTAAGTCTGTTTTGTGGTTTCATACGCATTTGCCTCCTGTGCCGTATTGAGTGGCTGTTGTTGTTGGTGTGATTGTTTCTTCAATGACTGCGCCTCGAAGGGCTTTGTTTTTTGTGCGTGGGCAGTTGAGACGTTCACGATCTGCACAGGCGGTAAGCGATGCACAAATAACCAATAAAATAAGGCTTTTGCGCATTACTGAACTTGTCCAAGGTTGGTAACTGTGAACGATGCAGGGATGCTTGCGTTCACAACAGCGCGAGCAGCACCTGCTGAGTTAGCAGTAAGTTTTGTTGTTACCTGACCAGTAAAAATATCTCCAGATACAACTTTATATAAAGAAACAAAGTTGACGACACCAGAGTAAGCAGTTTCAACATAGAAAGGGTTAAGTGAAGGGTTCACAATGTATGGGTTCACTGATGTTGCACCGTTAAAAGTGTAAAAGTTAAAGTGAATTGTGTTAGTCCCAGCAGGTATATAACTAGACCATGTTGCCTGCAATAAATCTCCAACTGCTGCAGTGACCGTTCCCGAAAAGTTCGTTGTATCAACGACGGTGTTGTTGCCTGATGATGTAATGGACAATGCAGCCGTTCGGTAGCCGATGGCGTTGTAAGTAGCCGTTGTTGTCTGCAGTGTGTTCATTTGTGCAGCAGTTAAAACTTGACCTGCTGTGAATACTTGAATTGCCATGTTTTGTCTCCTTTAGAAACTTAAAAGGTTGTTATTGAGCGTTCCGAAGATTGCATCGTTAAGGGTTAGGTATTGGTTACCGTCCGTACTCTCGAAAGTGTACGAAACAATGTGAGACCCTGGAACGATTCGATGTTCAATTCCTGAGGTGATCAGGGTCTGCGATTCTGTGGTTGGTGTGCCGGTGGAGTAGTTCTTTTGGACTGTGACGACTGAGGTGAGGTCGATGGCGAAGATTGTTGCCCATTGCGCAGCTGTAAGTGCTGCGAGTTCGCATGAGATGCCTGTAAAGCGAAGGACAGGGTTGCGGTACTTTCCGAGAAGGTACGCGCCCAGTCCGTTGACTTCGGTTGTTGTTGAGTTCAGCAATTGGAGGAGGTTGTAGTTCTGGGCCTGATAAAGAGCGATTGAGGTTGAGTCGGAGTTTGTTTGTGCTGCTCCTGCGGGTGATTGCGTCACGATGTAGTTGTAAAGCAGTTCTGATCCAAACTGGTTGATGAGGCTCATGTATGGGATGCCTGTGCCATTGCTTGTGAAGGATGCTCCTGAGACGGGGTTGAGAACACTTGACCTTCCCTTGAAGGTGAGGGTTCCGTCGGCTGCGGTGTAAAGGTAGCCCTGCTCGGATGTGTTGACTTGTTGAAGGTAACCGAGGCAACTGGTGTCTTGTGTAACCGCGTAAGCCCCCAAAGTCGATGTCCCTGTACCAATAGCCCTTGAACCTTGGTAGTTAATTTCTGGGCGGTCTAGAACGGTGTTCACGCGAGCGGAGGAGGTCTCAGCGGACGGCGTAAAGGCGTTGAGTTGCTGATTAGCCAAAGTTCCGAAGGCGTCAACGCATCGGGCATACATTCTGTCCTGGTTTGGGATTGAGTAGTCAAGATTCCAGTCTTCGACATAGCCCGTATAGATCGGGGTGCCGTTTGCGTAAATGATGATGGGCGAGCGAGGCAACACATACGGGTAATAGATCGAGGAAGTGTTGAGCGGGTCAAGAACGCGGGTGCTGTTGTTGAATACGACTTGTGCGGTTCCTGCGTTGAACTGGTCAAGTTGGCGGTTGCGTCCGCGACGGATGTTGACCGAAAGAACAAGCGATGTGAGGTCGGCAAATGCCAGTCCGCCGAGAGGGCTTGTGTCAAGAATGCCGTAGACCGCATCGTTGAGTTGAAAGGGCGTACCGAAGCCTGTGGTCGTTTGGAATCCGACGAGGACTTGGTATGTGGGGACGCTCATTACAGTCCTGATGCCGGAGCAAAGACGGCACCTGAGTCGCGTTGTGCTGCAAGGATTGCGTCGATGATGTCTTGACCAACGGTTGCGGGTGATGAGATGAGTCCTGCGTCGATGTTGATTGTCATTGGTGGAAGTGGCATATCTGTGAAGGAGATGTTGCCGAGACCGAACTCTGTTCCGCCGTTGCCTCCGCCAAGACCTGAGGGAGGTGATGCGCTTTTCTTTGACACTGCTTTTGGAATAGACGCGGGGGTCGTGCCAGCAACTGCGCTTGCTCCGCTTGGAACATTAAACATTGACTCCGCTTGTTGCGTTGACACGGGACGATTCGATGTGGGGTTTTGTGCCATTAACTGGTCAAAAGTTGGAAGTCCTTTTACTTTGTAATTGCCCAAATCGCCAGTTCGGAGAAAGTGAAGTGTTGCCAGTGGAATAGCAAGTGCGTTCATGATGCCGTTAACCAATCCAGCAATTGAATTGTAGATTTTGCCAAACGTGTTGATCATGCCGTCGGCGTTGGTACCGAGGTTGACAATTTCAAATCCAAGTTGTTTTACGCCTCCAGCTGCGCCGTTGAGACCAAATGCTTCAGAGATGCGAATTGCTGAGTCACCAAGTTCGGTCAAGATTGGAAGAACCTTGTAGCCGATTGACTCCTGAAGTTCGCCAAGGGTAATTTTGAGGCGAGCAACGACGCCCTCGTAAGTCTTTGCCTTCTCAGCTGCGGAACCGCCAAATCTGTCCTCGAGCATCCCCTGGACTTTTTCGAATCCTGCTGCCTTCAATGTTGCAGCGTCATAACCGACGCCAAGTTTGCTGAGAGCCCCGTACGAGCCTTCCTGAGCCTTCGCAACGGCGTTAGCCACCGTCTCAACCGATTTCCCTGTCGACGCGCTTAGGTCGAGGCTGAGGTTGAGGAGGTCTTGAGCCTTTGTGACGTCTCCTGTTGCCCTGACGAGTCGACCGAGTGCCGGACGAAGATTGTCGTCTGCCACGCCCGTAGCCCGCTGAGTCTTGTCAATGAATTCCTCAACGCCTTTAATCTGAAGGTCAGATGCTGTCGTGGTTGCCCTGATGGAATTGGCAAGTTGAACCTGTGCTGCTTGGTCTTCGGCTGCTGCCTGTGCTGCCTTGAAGAGAACTGCTCCCGCAGCTGCTGCACTTGCGCCCAACGCTGCGAAACCAATAACGGCAAGTTTTGCTGTCTGTTGCGCTGCGAAGCCAACCTTTTGGGTACCTGTCTCAAGATTCTTAAATTCGTTGAGAGCGGACTTGATTCCTTTGCCGTCAAATTCTGTGATGATTGGGATTGCAAGTGCCATTAGTCGAGTTCCTTCTGAACGAGTCTGATTGCGTCCATTGACGCCTTTAGCATCTCACGCTCAATATCTCCGCGCTTGCGGTAGACGGCAGGCCCGAGGACTCGAGTTGTGCCAGGGCGAAGTTGCCCAAGAGAATCGCCGAGGCGGTTTTGGTTGGCGCGTCCCGCTGCTTCAAAGACCGCAGCTGCGACGTTTGTTTGTGTGATGTAGATCAGAGACATGGCTTCTCGAGATGCGTCAACTTTCAACTTGACACCATTGACTGCTCGAGCAACCGAAAAGGGGAATATCTTTTTGCTTTCCTGCTGCCATTTACGAGCCATCCCTGAAAGCGGAACTTTGACATAGCCCGCTTGTACTTCCCTGATAGCAGGTTGCGCAATGCGCGTGGCGTCTTGAACGAACTGCCTACGGAGACCAGGCTCAACCTTGTTGAGGGAACGAATTGCTTCCTTGAGTCCTTGAATCTCAATCGTTGTATTCGTTGTCATCGCCTAGACCGTGACTCTTTCTGTTCTTTCAACACATCGACCACCGTGAAAAGGTCTTCCGTGTCGAACTCGATGCTTGGTGTCCAAAACCCCGTCGCGACAAGTACTTCGGCTAAGGAGCGTCGGTAACTGCCGCGTCGGTAGGGTTTGGCTCATCTGAGTTGACCACCTCGACCGACTGGATGCGTTTGATGTAATCGTCAAAGACTGCCGGAACTGTGACTCCTGATTGCTTTGCTGATTCGTATGCAAAGAACGCGAGGTCTTCTGCTCCGATGCCGTTTGCAAGTGAAGATGCCTGGCGTTTGGTTCGGCGTTCCCATGCGACAACAACAAAGAGATTCGTTGTGACTTCATAGGCTTCGCCTTCGTTCGGTGTGACTTTGAGTGTGATTTTCATGTTTCCCTCTGTTGCTAATTACGGTGTGACGTCTCGTACCCAAGTACCGCCTGTGAACTGTGCTGTGACAGTCGCAAGTGAGCCTACGGTTGAGTTGACTGGCGTGAATGAGGCAAGCATTGCGTTCGTGATGACGTACTCAGGGTTGGTTGCTGATTCGGTTGCACCAGATGGCGAGATGGTCAAGACAGTTGAACCAGTGCCTACGCATGAGGCAAGGATTGCTTCGACTTCGGTTGCACCGTAGGAAAGGAAGAAGTCAATTGAAACATCGACGGTCTGGAGTCCTTGTGTGAAGCGGTGGCCTGTGTCGCCAAAAGCGGTTGACTCGAGAGAATCGAATCCGATTGTGATTGTGCAGGCGTTGCCTTGATCCGACAAGTCGGTCGTTGTTGCGCCTTGAGTGATGCTGATGGTGGCATTCGAGAGGAATGTTGATGTTGCCATTTCGGCTCCTTAGTTTCTCCGCACGGCGATTGCCACCGTGAGATCGTATGTGGGTATGTCTTGCCCGCCGTAGTTCGCATTGCCTGGACGGGCGTCTACGACTGCGATGGACGAGTTCATGATGGTGTCAACAGTTGACATGAGGTAGTCGCCTGAGTCTTGGTTACCTGGTGGAGCTGCCAAGACTCGGACGGGAATCCGAAAGTCGCCGACGTTGTATGTCCATGATGTCATTGAGGGGAGTTCAATCATGACGGACATTGGGCGCGCGTTTCGGGGATCTGTGACGGGTTTGAGACCGAGAGCGGTGAGAGCGGTTTTGATTGCGTTGACTGCATCGACGAGGATTCCTGTTGCAGCCATTACGCGACCTGTGGTCTTCCGCAGCCGATGAGGGCCATGA